ATTCATGCGTGGGCCTGAGGTTCGTAAGTATATCGAGGATGGTATTGATTGGAATGGTAATGTTCGTACGGGTGATGATGCTATCACACCGTTTGAGGCTGCTGTAGACCTTCTACTTGATCGTTCCAGCCCTAACTTTAATGCTAACCTTAAGCATCGTATGCGTTATATGACGAATACGATTAGTGGTAATTATCATTATTTTGCTCCGTTTGAGCAGTTGATGCGTAATGTTGTTATGCCTTTCTATTCGTGGCAGCGGCATTCGGCTACGTTCTCGTATCGTATGCTTGTGGATCGTCCTATTACGACGAATGCTTTGTTCCATCTTGGTCAGCAGGGGTATCAGCAGAATCTTGAGCAGGGTGTTCCGGAGTGGATGATGCAGACTATTCCTGTTCCTCAAGTGATTAAGGATTTGTTTGATATTACGGATGATGATTTTCGTATTGATGGTGGTGCTATGACACCGTTTGGTACGACTGGTGATATGGGGCAGGCGGCTATGAGTCTTTTGACTGGTGCCGAGTCTACTAGTAATGTGTTTGAGTTTACTAATCCGTATTTGAATGCTCTTATTCAGGATACGCTTGGTGTTAATCCTCAGACTGGTGCTATTAATTGGGATCGTTTGCGTGAAGATGGTGCTGCTCCTGAGGGGCTTATTGGTATGGGTAAGACGCTTGGAACTAGTGTGTTTAAGGCGACGTATCCTTATAAACTTAGTGAGTTGGTTAAGTATCAAGAGTATGAGCAGGATGCTATTGCTAATCAGTATGCTGCTATTGATAATGCTCCTGATATTCTTCGTAATTATGATCCTACTAATCCTGAGGATCCTTGGAAGTTGAGTATTCCTGAGCAGCGTGCGGTTGAGGCGCAGGATCCTACTCAGCGAGCGTTTAGTGCTCTTGGTATTAGGACGTATCGTATGAATCCTAATAGTTTAGCGCCTAGTGTTCGTCAGGATGCTGTTGGTGCTATTGTTATGAAGTATCTTAATGATGCTAATAAGCGGAGTGATGCGGCTAGTGCTGTTAATAGTGCTACTGAGTGGAAGCGTAAGTATGATTATGTGATGGAGGTTTGGTTGCCTGCTGCTGAGGCGCAGGGTTTGCCGCCGGATCAAATTAGGCTTGTGTTGAGTAAAATTATGGATGAGAAGCCTAAGCGTGGTATTGCTAAGGATTTGTCTAATTCGATGATTGGAGGGTGATGTGAAGTGAGTGAGGGTGATATTCAGGTTATCCTTCATCGTCTTGATGAGTTGGATGCTAGGTTGTGTCAGATTCATGATGAGGTTAGGCGTACTAATGGACGTGTGACTGAGTTGGAGATGAGTGAGGCTCATTGGCAGGGTGAGCGCGAGGGTAAGCGTATGCAGGTTATGGTTGCTACGAGTGTTATTAGTGGTGGTATTCTTGCTGGTATTGTTTGGTTTGTTAGTCAGGCTATCTAGAGGAGGTAGTATTGTGAATTGGCGTGAAGTGGGTACACGAGCGTTGCTTACGTTTGTGCAAGCATTCTTGGCTGTCCTTCTTGTGGATGGTTTGAATGGTATTGATGGTTGGACGGATTTGCAGCCTGCTGGGATTGCGGCTGTTGCCGCATTATTGTCTATGCTGTATAGGATTGTTCGTGAGTATCAGTCTTCTAAGGGTTGGGAGGAGTAATTATGAGTCTTAATATTGCTCGTACTAATTTAGCGAATAGGATTATGGGGTGGATGTATGATGATGAGGAGGAGAAGCCTGATACTGGTGTAACTCCTCCTCTTCGTACGATTAAACCTATTCCTCCTGTTAGGGGTGGCTGGCCGGATAATCCGACTATAAAGCCTCCTGTTAAGAAAAAGAAGTTTAAGAAACAAGATTTTGCGGTGTAATTATGCCTGTTTCTGATGATGATTATAAGCGTCGGTTAGCGAATAGAAGTACTAAAAGGGCTAATACTACAGTTAATCCTTATGCTACTGGTTTTTCTTATTTGGGAGATTATATTAAGAATGAGATGAATCCTTTTATGGGAACTGCGGAGGAGGCTAAGAAGGATCCTCGTAAGGCGCTTGTTCTGGCTATGGTGGGCGTTGCTGGTGCTGGTGGTGGTAAGGGTAAGGCTGTGCGTCTTATTGATCAGATTCCTACTCCTGTGTTACAGAGGGCTGTTCAGACGGCTGCTATGGAAGGTAAGCGTATTGGTGGTGGTTTTGTAGAGGATGCTGCTGTTCAGGGAGTTAGGTTTGGTCAGGGCGGTGTGTCTCGTGCAGGACGCGCGGCAGAAGATGAGTTGTTTAGAATTATTAGTGAGTGGGAGCGTATGGGTGTAACGAGCCAAACAGCCACTAGAGGTTTAAAGGGCTTTGCTAAATGGGCTGATGATCCTTTTGAGGCTATGGAAGGTATGGGAGAGAATATGGCTCGTACTACAAAGGGCTTTAAGGAGGCTCTTGTTGAGAGGATGTATCGGCGTATTGCTGATGCTGCTGAGCAAGGTTTTATGTAGGAGGCATTATGGCTGGATTGTTTACGGCTTTTCTTAACCCTAATGTGAAGCCAAAGTATAAGATTAAGAAGAATTATAATGATACTATTACGCCTGCTGTTGCTAGTCTTGTAGGTAATATTATTCGTGATACTGCTGTTAGTGCTGGTCAGATTGTTAATGAGAGTGCTAATCAGGGTGGCGGTGGTGCTATTTTTGGTAAGGATTATTTGTCTAAGGCTTTTGGTGCTATTAATGAGGATGCTGGTCGTTCTATGCGTGGCGAGGTTACGCCTATGGATATTGCTAATGTGGCTAGTGTTATTCCTAATCCTGCTGGCGCTGCTGTTAAGAGTGCTTCTGCCTTGGCAAGAGTTCTGGCTCGTTCTGCTCCAAAGATTACAAAGTTTGAAGAGTTAGGGGCATTAGCCGGAGGTGGAGCATCGACTAGAAATCCTATTAATATTATAGATAAGGTTAAGGATTATTTCCCTAATGAGACTGGTTTTAAGGCTGGGACACAAGTTGGTGTTACTGGTGGGCCTAATATTGTTAGGCTTAGTGGTGATCGTGCAGAGGGCGTATACTCTGGTTATCAGCCTACGACTTCAGATAAGCCGGGGCGAATCGCAAGAGCACTTAATACAGATGGTGCTTATAAACGTTATGGCGAACTTGCTGCTGGCTTCGGCCAAAAAGAAGGGCGAGGAGAAAAAGCAGCGCAACTTAAGCCTTTTAAGGAAGAAATTAAAAGGATCCTTGACGAGGGTTCTGCCGGTAAAAAAGCGGATGATGTTATTAATAATATGGGACTTAAAGAGTTATTAGAAACATCTTGGTATAAAAGATTATCTAAGGAAGAAAAGGCAAAGAAAGACGCTATTCAGGCGCATCATTATCCGGGTAAAGATATGGAAGCCTTAAGTAGATTATTTAATTCTTATGGTACTATGGATAGGATGGAAATTCTGCGTCAACCAAAGGTTAGAGATTTTATTGCAGATATGCATAAGAGTATGGCGTATGGAAGTGGAGAGTCTAATAGACTAGCAAGAGAAGCGCACACTATAGCGCGTAAAAATAATATTAATTTAGAAACACCACAACAAGAATTAGATTATATGATTGAATTAGCAAATAGTGGAAATAAGGTGTTTGCAAAATACAAGGGATATACTGCTAAAAGATTGGCGGACAGTATTGGGTATCCTGTTAATTGGATTAGTTAAGAGGGAGCGGCTTTTGCCGCTCCCTCTTTTTTTATGCCTTAATATCCACAACCTCACACGCATCACTCGTACAAGCAAACGTCTGACTAGACTCAGTATTATCCTCTAACTCATACTCTGCCAAAGCAACCCAGTCAATACTCTTCGGACTCTGCTTAACCAACTCCTCATACTCCTCCTTACTAATAGCCTCATACGGAGCCTGACGATACGTATGATCAGACTTAGGCAAGAAAGAGATACCACTAACCTCATCAAAATGCTTCCATACCCAAGCACCAACATCCATCCACTCATGCTCAGCCACACTCACAGTAATACTAGGCTTATGCTCACACCAGTTCTCCTGATAAGCAAGCCATAACTCCAAGTGTTCGATAGCAGTCAACTCTCCCTTCATAATCGTAGGAGACTTCTGAGGAAAAGAGAAGACCATCATATTCTCAGGATTCATAACATCCGGCTCATGAGGAATACCAGAATCCATAAGGAATTGTGTCAACGGATCTTTGACGTCACCACGTACACGACGAATATAATACTCACTATACCTAGGATGAATGCCGCTAGCGGAATCCACAAGTTGAGAGACAGTACCACTAGGCTTGACACAAGTAATGGCAGTAGACTGAGGAATACCAATCTGCTTAGCATACTCCGCATTAGTAATCACCGCTTCTTGTCTGAGTTCTCTAACGTTAGGTCCAACTTGATAGGCGCTTTTACCAGTCATGATCTTGTTATCAAAGATACCCGTGAGCGACACGCCGAGCAGACGCTCCTCCTCCGTGTTCTGCTTCCACACCTTACGCAGATACTTGAAATCTGTAAGAGTCGCTTGGAACGTCCCAAGAATCGTAGCCAACCGTACCTTACGCTTAAGTGAATTCCAATCATCTGTAGCACGAACCACAACCTCAGTAAGGTTACAAAACTGGTGCGGGCGTAGAATAATCTCAGAGCATGGATTAGTACCAAACGCAAAACTATAGTCCCTCCGTCCATTCTTAGCGGCTTGGCTACGAGCAGCCTCACGATTAAAGATACCACGCTCACCACTCTTGGACTGGTAGAGACTTAACCATTCCTCCATGAAAGCATCCATACCCGGCTTCTCAGAGTATGCGACACTATTATTTGCGAGTGCTCGTTGAGGATTCTCATTCCACCACTCTCCAGACTTAGCATTACGCATACGCCCATCAGAGAGATTTGATAGGCTGATAAGTGCTGAGCGCCTAACACCCCCAACGACGACAACCTCAGCGATCTTACACACAAGATCATGACACTCAATCGCATATAAGCGACGACCAGCAGCATTCTTAAAGATACTAACAGTAAACTTAAACAAGTCCTCTAGAGGCTCAGGACCACTAGCACGCCCACCAAACGTCTTAAGGCGACTACCAGCAGGACGCACATTACTCATATCCCAAGATGGGATCTGACCAGAATACAAGAGAGCAATCAACTCTCGCAATGCTCTAGCCCAACCAGCCTTAGAATCAGCCACCGTAATAATAGTAGACGAATTCTCAAAATGCTCATTTACGATAGGCAACTGGTTAATATCATCACGCTCTACTGAGAAGCCTACACCAACACCATTCATAAGGATGTAGAGAATCTCATCGAAACAACGAGGATGATTCACAGGAGTATACGAACAATTATAGCCCGCAACATTCTCCCTAGCGAGGGCAGGCCCAGCAGTCATGAGTGCGCGCATACTAGGCATAACCTCTAGACTAATAATGGCATCAAGCAACTCTGCCTTCAGCGTAGCCTCCATCTTATAATTATGCTTCTCCCGGAGACTCTTATCCATAAACTCAATGTACCGGCTGACAGTCTCAGGCCAGTACTCTCGCCGCTTCTCATCCTCAAGCCAGCGAGCATAACGAGACGTTGCAATAAACGTCTGATAGTCTGTAGGTAGCGTCATTAATCCTCCTTGTCGATAATAATTTGAATAGTATTCTTATGTTTTTCAAGCGCCGTCACACGCCTTTGAAGATCACGAATATTATCCTCAATGCTGTTTAAATCAAACCAATTACTCTCTAACCCATCCATAAGCCTATCAATTCTAGCATGAGCATCATTAATTTTGCTATTTAGTGTATCTAACTTTGCCCACGGAACATCATACTGAGCAAAGTACGCTTCTAAGTCTTTAGCATATTCTTGAAAACTATCGGCAATAAATTTACCGGGAGACGTATCCATTTTAGGAAACTCCATTTTTACCTCCATAGGTAGGGCCGGTGGGAGTCGAACCCACATACCCTAAGGTTACGGATTTTAAGTCCGCTGCGTATACCAATTCCGCCACGGCCCCATTAGTTTTACTTTGCAGTAGAAGTAATTTTCATACCACGCGCCCCATACGAAACCATATCAGGCTTACCATTCGTAATAAACCAATAACCATTACACCAATTAGGATACGTCGTAGTACCCTGCAAATACTCCGTCTGAGGAATATTAAAGAAGCCCCCCAACTCACCAACAATAAACGAACCACTAGGATCCCAACCCATAGCACAATGATGCGTATGAGCCGTAAGCACATGACACTTCTTCACAGCACTAATAGCCGTAGGATTATTCAACGGACTCTTTGAGTACGAGTCTGGGTGAGCAATAAAGAAGCGCTCCTTATTACTCGTAATGTAACAATGATCCAAATTGCTAAACACCAACTTGCAGCCGTGACGAGGAACCTCACGAAACACCTCCGTCATAGAATCAACAAAAGACTCACGATACTCAGCAGCCTTAGTATACCGATAATCATGATTACCACGAAGGAAGATAATGTTCTTAAAGTTAGAACACAATACTTCCATGAGGCTCTTCGCCTCCTCCAACTCCTTCTCAATCCCAGCACTCTTCTGCTTAGGATAATATGCACTCAATGAGTCACCATTAAGATAATCACCAGCAATAAGTAGATTATTATACTCAATAGCATCATTAAGGAAATCATTTACAAGACTAGCATCATAGAGGGGTACGTGCCAATCAGCCGTTACTGCCCAATCCCCTTTCAACTCTAGGGGCTTATCCAATCCGAACTCAAACCTATTCTTATCTTTAGTATCAACCCTCATAATTAGTATCTCCATTCATAATACGTGTTAATAATTCTAAACCATCTGTTAGCCTATATGTAATCATGCGGGTCGTAACGCCATCATCCGTAGCATAATCTTGAATAGGAATACCGTTCACGAATACATTCACAACGGTATAATATAAGGTTTTATTATTCTTTTTTAGTGTTTTTAGTCCGCGAGACAAATCAATGAACAAGTCAGAATACTCTGGGTCGGGTGATTGTTGTAGCGTGTAATATGCGCGGAGCATATTCTCTACCATTTCATTCGGGTATTGCATCAACAATCTCCTCATAATCCCCACTCTGATAATGTCTTAGTCGCTTAATATACCTTACCCAATTCTTCATTCGATTATATACGGCTTGACTAACATATTGTGTGTCTGCATCAGGAGGACACCGCCAGACGGCGATCATGCCCTCCTGATACAGATCATCATATTCTGCGGCTTTTCGGAAACGATACGCAGCAGTAGCAACTATCTTCTCATACTCCCCGATGCGCTTATCATCGGGACTAAGCATTAGAAGGGGAACTCGTCGCCAGTAGCAGCACTCGCAGTAGTGGCCTTCGGAGCAGTATCCGTAGAATCCCCAGCCAAACGAATAATCGTAGTAGCAGAGAGATTGTGGTACGTGACTTGCTCACCAGACTTATTCTGTCCAGCGCTCTGCGAATACTTACCATCACAGACAAGGAAATCGCCCTTGTTTACAGGAATATTATCCTTCTCGGGCCAGATCGTGACACTAAAATTCTTGTTAGAACCAATGGCACGAATCACAACGTCACGGACCTGCTTGTCGCCAGCCTGACGAGTGCGAGGATCGAACTGCACGATACCGGCAATAGTAATATACTCACTCATTTTCATTCTCCTTTGTGTACGCCTCCCACATTTTGAGGAAGGTCTTATATGGAACAACTACGAATCGTCTACCAGTTTTGGCTTCTCTCAAGAATAGCGACCACTCACGGCTTCTAGCATTATGTGCTGCCTGCTTTAGGTCCGCATCCTTGAGAGAGAGCCTTTTCTGATACTTGCATTCCGGAGCGAAATCTCCGGGTAGATCAATCACATCAGGAACATCAAAGCCTCTTGGTCCTGTGCGAGTACCTCCAAGATCACGAGCAACTTCACGCTCCCAATCTTTCCATTGCTTACTCCGATTCGGTGGCAGACTCATCCTGCTCATCTCCCGGATCAGTATTCGTCAAGAAGTCCTCCTCTGCGCGTTGATCCCACGAGAGAAAGTTCTTAGGAAGAATACTACGAATAGTGTCACAATCCTCATTAGCAGCAAAGATCGTGATAGCCTTCTCATCGTCTGTGAGAAGATAGAACGGACCATCAAGAACGGAGCGAGCAGTAAGAAACTCTAGCACGCCAGCAATAATAACGCCAAGCGTGTCCTCATCAAACGAGGTAAGAAGGTACTCTAGTGCCGTGTTAGGCTCATCGCCCTGCCACTCTCCCGTGAACTCCACAATATTATCCTCTGTCTCCATAATTCACCTCCTTAGAATGCTTCGTTTGACACGATTAGATCAACTTGCCCATCAATTGTATCACAGATTTCTACCTTTGTCAAGCCTCCGGCTTGTGTTCTGCGACTCTTAAAATGGACAAGGTTGAACTTGTTAGGCCCAGTCTTACGAGCCTCAATACCACAATCAACGGCTGCACCAATGTCTGACGAGCCACGAGTCCTAACATACGAGGATGTAGAATCACTCTTATTTGTATGGTGTAGGATAATGACGGCTGCTCCGGTTTCTCGGCATAGCACGTTGATTGAATCATTAAATAGTCTAGCCATTTCGCCAGCATTATTCTCATCTTGTGTGTGGAAACGAGTGAGAGAGTCTAGTACGATCATGCTAGGCGCATAAGTGATTGCTTCGTCTAGCAACTTATCAAAGTTACGATCAAGGCGGACGCCTTGTCGATGCAGGTAGCGTAGATTATCTAGGTTGTTTGCTCCTAGTTGCTTGAGGCGATGATATACCACGTCATGCGGATTCTCTTCATCAATGTAGAGGACACGCCCATGATTGGTTACCTCGTGTCCTACCCAAGTGTTGCGATTATCAGCCATTGCGACTGCGAGACTGAGACTGATCCACGACTTGCCAACATTAGGCTCACCAACAATAAGCGTAGTATCACCCTTACAGATCAAGCCCTTCACGAGCCACTCATACTCTGGGGGAGGCATCGTAAGATCAAGCGCCTTATAATGAAAATTACCAGCAAGACTTTGACTAGTAATATCCCTGAATGTGTCAAGGGTATACGAGTCGAAGAACTCGCAAATATCCTTCACATCGGTAGGGAGTGTGATGCGCCTAGCCTTACTACCAAGGATACCGCGGAGCCTTCCCCAAGCAGTATCAACCGTAGTACGAACATTATAATCACTATCATTATCTAGGACGATGAATACTCGCTCATACTTTTGTAGTGGGGCGAGAACATCATCAGAGAATGCGTTAAAGCCGGGAAGGCCATAAACGCTCTTGACGCCTTCTTGCCATAGGCGCATAGTGTCAGTCTCGCCCTCACACAATACAGCATACGACTCGTCTACAATCTCTTGTGGATGATAGAGAGTAACCTTAGCGCCCTTGGTAAAACGAAACTCGCGTTGTCCTACCATTTTACGAGTACGATCACCAGTATCATAGGGCAAGCGAATCCACTCATCACTCGTAGACTCTACACCAAAAGCCTCAAGAGTCTCACCTGTAATGCCACGCTCATTCTCAAACCAATTCTTATGCGACTCTAGAATCATATTCTACTCCCAAACTCGGACGAAACAAATCACTTGCTTTACATTACGATCACGAATCATGACGGCGCCACCATCACTATCATTACCATGACTAGTATTACCCTCAATCGCCTTAAAGTCGCCATAACGATTAGGCGGATTATTCACAATACCAACATGATCAGAGACGCCATCACCTTTCCAATCAAAGAGAACAATATCTCCCGCTTGTACCTTGTCACGAGGAACAATATTCAGACCGTGACGTTGGGCACGAGCATCATTAACCATGTACGGACAATACGCCCAGCGAACTCCGGGCTTAAAATGCTTAGCACCAACATAATTAAAACAATATGTTACAAACATCAGACACCACGGTCCCGTGATACCATACCAACTAGAGAACATAGTCTTGTTACTATTCGGAGGATTCTCCTTAACGCCAACATAAGAGCGAGCAACGACGAGGGCGGCTTGTCCAAGATTCTTAGGCTTACGCTTAGCCGCACGCTGCTTCATAAGCATATTAGGCTTCTTCTGCTTCAGCAAGTACGCCTTCAGATCAGTCCCGAACGTGGGACGAATATGCTTCTCAGCATAACCCAACTGCCACTTCGCTTGCGTACAAGCCCTAGCAGTCTGCTCACCAAACACACCATCAATCTTACCAGTCCAAGCATTAGCATCACGCAACAAGCGTTGTGCTTCCTTCACATCATTCCCCTTCATCGGGGGACTAGTCAAACTTAATACTCTCAAATCCAACTCCTTTGCTCTTTGATTGCTTCTTGCTCATAAATATAAATGAGCCTCTCAATATACCACTTAGCCTTGAGAAGGTCTTGCATTCCACCCTTGTAACGATAACGTGCTACATATTTTAGCACATTTCCTTGGTGATAGTCAAGTCCCAATCCCTCAATGGCTGTGATAACTTCCATCTCTCCCTGTGTATAGTGTTTAGGACTATTCACAGGATCATCAATTGCCATTATACTCCTCCTTTTCTGCCCAGTTAGTATACGAGATTTCACAATCAGTATCAATATTAACGTATTCCTCTAGATTATTATTCCCCATAAGTGTAGGAATAACGGGAACTAGTTGTTTAATCTCATTCTTATCAGCATCAAGAATAATCTCATCATGTACGATATTAACTATATGTGTAGCATAATTCGCATATAGATGATTATTTACTCGTACTACACTATCTCGCATTAGGTCAGCAGCGGAGCCTTGGATCAAAGCATTAAGGGCTTTGTGTGCTTCTAGGACGTGTAGTCTGCGTCCATACAAACTTTGGATATATCCTCTGGCTTCTAGTGTTTCTGCGATGCTTTGTGTTAGCATTTTAATTCCGGGCCTAGTATCATGATAAGCGTTGAGAAGGCGTTTGGCTTCTTTAAAGTTAACGCCTAACTGGCGCATAATGGTAGGCGTTCCACCACCATAAATAATACTAAAGTTTAGTGTCTTACCTACTTGACGCTCTTCGTCGCTGACACTCTCCCGCTGGTATAGGCCCTGAGCGGTGATTCGATGAGGATCAGCGCCTCTGTTGATTTCACTAGCCAGAGAGGCATCACCAACTGCCCTTGAGAGGTAGTATGCGAGAATCCTAACTTCGATGGCTTTATAATCAAAAAATAGGAACGCATCCAGTTTCGGTACAAATGCACGCTTCACATCCTTTTGGCTTCGTGGAATATTCTGTACGTTCACGCAAACCTAGCCTTAATCTGCTCATCATATTGGATAGAGATTTCTGCTACTCGCTCTTGGATTTCAGCATTATATACTCGTTGTGCCGTGTTAGGACTAATATGCTGCTTATACAACAACTTGTCAATATGATGTGCTTCAGTATTTAGAATTGTCCTGACCATAAACTCGTAATCATCAGCGACTCTGAGCATAGGATTATGCCCATTGAGTTCACGATAGACGCTAGCGCGCCAAGCACGAGCATGATTGGGCGCACTAACAATATGACTCATCGTGGTAGCGTTTAGTTCTGGTGAGCGCATAACCCAAAGAGCATACTCATCATCATAATAATCAGAGCCGTATCCGAAGGCCCACCCATCAGGATACCTACAGGATTCTCCTTGCTCATTAATCTCACACCAATTAGAATACGCAAAACCAATATTTGGATTATCGAATGCTTGTTCGATTTCTGCTAGAGCATTAGGAGTCAACTCATCATCATGATCCAACTCTACGATAATATCGCCCGCGCTTACCATTGCCGCCCAACGCTTTACCTGCCCAATCCTACCAGAATGCACATGACTACGAAATAGACTAATAGTATATCGCTCATCAGCACAAAACCCGTAGACCTGCTGCCAAGTATTTTGTGTAATCGAATCATCCCAGACTACCCATTCCCAATCCGTGTGCGTCTGGTTCTTTAGACTATTCCACGTTCGCGCTAGTGTATCGGGATTTGTCTCATATGTGGGTGTAATAATACTAATCATGCTTCTGCGCTCCCACTACTCATACGCCCCGTCCTAGTACCATGCTGACGAAAATTAGGGTGTAGAATCCCATCCTTAGCCTCCTCATTGAGTGCATCAAAATATGTGGCCTTAATCTTATTAGCCTCACGCAAGTCTAGAATTAGTCGTGCGAGTTCGTCGTCCACTTGCTTGAGCGCGTCCTTGGAGGTAGAGGATACCACGAATCCTCTTTCATTGAGTGCGTGTAGAACCTGTTGATGTGATTGTGGGTTGAATTCCTCGCCAACAAGTTCCCCAATACGGCGCTTAGTCCTGTAAATCCGATCACCATACTCCTTTCGTTTTTGTGTAACATACGAACGATTAACACTCATACCTTGCGCCTCAATGCGAAGCAGGGCACAAGTAAGTGTCTTTTCAATATCATAAAGATCATGTAGTTCTTTTGGCAGCATAGGCCATAGAAGATTATAAAGAGCAAGCGTAAACTCAGCATCTTTAATAGCATAAGGCGCTAGAATCTCATGAGGAATAGGATAATAACCATCATCCTTCTTCATCTTATTCTTACGTCGCCATACTTTAAGGACCTCATCCTCATCAGTAGACTCACTAAGATACTTTTTAGCAAGATACTTGAGTCCTGTTGACTGATGCTCATCAATCAGGTGAGCAATACATTGTGTGTCCTCAAACTTTGACAACATCAAATCAACAGGAATCCCAAGCCTTGCAAGTTTTTGTAGATCAAACTTAGCATTATGCATGATGATCTTATCAGCAGCAATTAGCATATCATGAACTATACAAATAGCAGCATCCCATTTAGCCGATTCGCAGATACGCTTATCATAAACAAGGCTAGTGTCTTGTGTTGCTACACTAATCATAAAAGCCTCATCATGCCAGCCTACGCCAGTAGTCTCAGTATCAATAGCCAGTAGATCCAAAACCGCCCTCTCCACGCATAGAAAACACTCGCATCGTATCATCCCTCAACAAGTAGTGCTGCTCTACTGGAGCGATGAACAGTTGTGCGATACGCTCTCCATCCTGAATTTCCCAATTAGTATTACTAAGGTTGCCGAGGATTACTTTGATTTCTCCAGTATACCCCGAGTCAATAACTCCCGGAGCATTCAGAACAAATACTCCATCCTTAGCAGCCAAACCACTACGACTCATGATAAGACCACAATACCCATAGGGAAGATCAATCTTTAGTCCTGTGGGAATGATAGCCCAATCAGATACCATATGATCACCATGAGCAGAAAGATCCCAACAAGCATCACTATTATATGCGCGGATAGGATCATGCGCCGTATCCTCAATCTTAGCATACTTAATCAGCATTAGTCCATCCTATACGAAGCATCATACGAGCCACACTTACAAGTTGACTTGTCTCGTTGTACGGCAAAATCCTCAATACAATCCATACGCAGAGCAATATTATCTAGAATAGTATAAATAACACGCAACTCAGCACTAATAGCAGCAGTCTCCTGCAACACATACTCACGATCTTCCTTCGCCAACATTAGATAACTCCCTTCTTAGCAAGACTAGTACGAATAGAATCAAGATCAAGATCCTCAACGTTGAGAACCTCTTGGATCTGATCAGGCTCAGGCATAGTACCCGGATCCAACTCTAGTGATCGTTGGGTAAACAATACTGCAAGACGCTTCAGAGCAACATCATTAGTAGCGGCTTGTCGCTGCAACTCTACAAAATCACGCTCAGCAGCATCCCATAAGTAAAGAGCAATACCATACTGGTGACACGCCTTCTTGAGCGCCTCAGCCTGAGCAGTCTTAACAGCAGTATCAGGATCAAAGTTTACACCAGCACCAATACCATCACGACTAATCATGGCCTTCTGTGTAGTAAGGAACGCATCATCATCCTCACCACCAACAGTAACAACACCAACATCATTAAGAATAACTGTCAGCGTGCCCTGAACAATCGCTACATACTGCGGCTTACCATTCTTAGTAGTCGGAGCAGCATCAGGATAAAAATCATACTTATTAATCTGCCATGCCCAAGCATGACCAAGTACCTC